CTTAAGGCCTTTGGCCATAAGAACATCAGAATGATCAACGTCAGAGTCACGAGCCGCTACGATGGGGAACATGTGTCCCCTAAGTAGACTACCCAGCCAATGAGCTGTGTGCCACAGACCTTTCTTGTAGAAGTTGTTACTTGCTGCAAGAATGGCATCTGCGGTCTCGTGTGAAGGACTGGCCGAAAGGTGTCGTACCCGTGCCGGAGTTACATCAACTCCATCATAGGCATCCATACCGCAACTCTCGCGAAACTTCCCTTTCGAGAATGTTTTGTCGAGATTTACTTTTAGCTGATTAAAGGCTAAAATTTCGATCAGTTTCGGTAGCACGTTTGTCGGAATGATGATATCATCACCAAAGACACGCACCTTGCGGGCTGCCTTAGAGACGTTCAAAGTCGTAACCTTGCTACCCTCAGTAATGAGGACAGCAGCGATCGCGAACATTGAATAGATGATCGTCTGCACAGGAAAAGTGCAGGCGCTGCCTTGCGTGAAACACTTCTTTAGCACTATGCTTCCGAAGTGATCATTAATGGCATTCCGCATCCAGCGGGTTCTGCTTGCGTGTATACGTTCTAGCAGGGTGCTATTAGAACGTAAAGCACGTTCGACAGTCCAGCAGGAAAGCCTATCAGAAGCTGAGGAAAGGTCGACAGTAGCGATACTGCCGTCACTTGACCCTTTTAGGGCAAGTCCTCGATTAGGCCGTTGGTCTCCAAAGGAGATGCAATGGGCCAAACTCGTGGCTTTAATTCTGTGCTCGATTTGAGCACGGATCAGCTGCTGTATCCACTGATGATAATTGGGTTCAGAACATATCAGTCTGGGCCCTTTCATGGTCTTTGGAACAGCAATAAGCTTGGAGGCATGTTCGTGATTACGAAGATAACCTCTGTCGGATTCATCAAGATATGATTGATACCCTAAGTCGGGTGTTGCATATCTGTCATAGTGGAATATCAGGTCAAGTTTTCTAGGCCAGTCCCTAAAATCGAATTTAGATTCGGTTCTAGGCTGATTAGAAACTCGACCTCTTCCATGCTTGGGACGTTCGAAGACTGATTCATCAAGTTGTTCAAGATGAAGGTCTCCGAATTGCGAAGAAACGAGATCACACACTCTTTGAAGAGTGCTGAGGTCTCCAGGCGTGGGTCTTTCAGATGATTGATCCAATCCTGGCAGGAACCCTTGTTCAGTTCTTCTCTGATAAATAGAATCATCAGAGTAGCTGATACGAGAGAGAGAGAGATTGCCCTCGTTGAGGACGTCCTCGGTCCACTTAAGAGTGGGCCTCCTGAGTTCAACTTCGATGTTGAGGAAGTTCTTAACTTCTTCATCAATGGCCTCCTGTTTACAGATGAGTTTGGTTTTACCCATCCCGTCAAGCAGCTGACGTAAGTCAGAAACTGCTAGGTAAACGTTGGGCTCCGTCCGAAGCTTCCCGTTCACGTCGAAGATCTTTAGCCAAAAATTTCGCAGAAATGCGGGAACTTTTGTCTGCTTAGAGACCATACCGGATAGGTAATGGCCCTTGGGCATGTAGAGACCTTCTTCGAGGCACTTTTCTAAGTGCTTCCGAACGGCTGGCAAGTCTAAGGTGAGAAACCTCTCACCTCGGATGGCCAGTTCATGAAGAGAGCGGTTTAGATCCCGCTCGTAATCACGTTTGCTACCGTACGTACTCTTCACATCTTTGAAGATGCTATGTACGTAACCTTCAAGCGTATGAACTAGTCTATTAGCCATTGTGGTTCCTTTCATGAAATCATAATGATGCTAGTAGCCTAGCTCCCTGACACACTTATAGTGTGGGGATTAACTGGAACAAATCAGTAGATTCGACGAAGATGCTCTGTCAAAGTGCTGCCAAGCACTCCAGCAGATTAATCTAAGCTCAAATCTTAAGAGACGTCAGTTTTCCCATGCCACCAGATCGTCGGCGTTGGCATTGACCCAGACCGCAAGGGCCTGAGCAATGTTGCCGACATCTGCTACAACACTCCCCCGCAAATTGCGGATATGGGTGTAGGACTGAACGGTCTTCACGAAGCCCTGTTCATCCGTCACGCTGACCTCAAGGTCAGCGATATGGCGTTCGAACTGGGTCTGCACGAGACCTGTACCGGAAGGAGCTGTCTTCGGTTTGCCTTCATAGGCATTCTTCAGAGTTAGCTTGACTTCAGTACCGGGAACGGTGGTGTTATCCATCCACACGGACCCGTAGTTGTCCTGGTTCTTCCTTTTCAAGGAATAAGCCTGAGCACCGATGGTAATAGTCAGAGGAGACGTAAGCATTTTGCTTGCCTTTCACACACAAAAGTTGGTTGGCTTTGTCGCCAGCAGTCTTAACGCTGCTTACTTTTTAAATCTCGCGAGAGATAATAAGAGGGCGATCAAGTTTGTAGCCTGAGCTTTGGTCATAAAACCGAAGCTCAATAAGTCCCCCAAATCATCGGGAAAGATGACCTTTCTGAGTTTTAAGTCATAAAGAACATCTCCACCTGTCATCGACTCCTCTCTGTTCCAAGGGAAACCCCCGGGTTCAGAAAGGTTAGATGCTACCGATTTGGTTTTCACCGTTCGATGCCTCATGATACATACTTCAGAAGGCAGAACTTTGTCAGTATCTTCTACAGCTGCAAGAACATCTCCTACATTAAGGAAATAGTCAACCAGCCACGAAAAGGGAATTGATTCCCAGATCGTAGAAGCATCCGGACGCCTAAGATCGAGAACAATCTGCAAGGCTTCATTGAAGCTAGCAAGCTTGTCGAGATCAATAGGAGAAGTTCTATTCGGAACCCAGCGTACCGTTCCCCAAACTTTGGAATGGTAAACTGAGGACACGTCAGCGTATCAAACGCCTTGTCCGTTAGAACGAACAGGAACGTTTGA